ACTATGGCTGATTTATCAAAAGCGCAAAGTCTTCGCGATCGCATCAAGAGTGCTCGGTCAAAGCGTAAATAACTCAAATAATAAAAGGAGTAACTAGGTGGTATTTAGCAACACTGTGGTTCCTGTCGAGTACGGTAGATTTCGAGACGCTGTATTGCGAGGAGAAATTCCTGTAAACCGAGAAGTGTCTATGCAGATGAACCGAATCGATGCGGATATCGCTAACCCTAATTATTATTATGACAGCGATGCCATACAAGGTTTCATTGATTTCTGTGAGAATGAGATGACTCTGGTTGATGGCCGCCCTTTAACGCTATTGCCAACTTTCCGACTGTGGGCTGAAGACTTACTTGCTTGGTTTGAGATCAAGGAAGAAAAGGTTTATGATCCAAAGACTGGAAAATTCAAAATAGTTAAACATAAGCGCAGACTTCGTAATAAGCAATATCTAATTGTAGCTCGTGGTAATGCTAAGTCTTTATATGCTACATTACACCATGCTTACGGTTTGGTAATTGATACAAATTCAACCCAACAAGTAACTACTGCTCCGACTATGGCCCAAGCGGAAGAGGTTTTATATCCTTTTGCTACTGCTATAACCAGGGCTGCTAGTTCAACCGAAGGGTTCCCATTATTTAGAGTTCTTACTAAAGGATCTAATAAAGCGCGTACTCAGAAGTCACAGGCGCAATTAGCAGTGACAAAAGAAGGTATCATTAATCGTCTCACTAACTCTGTTTTAGAAGTTAAACCAATGACTGTTAAGAAACTCCAAGGTTCTCGTGCTAAATATGCTTCTGTCGATGAATGGCTTTCTGGTGATATTAAAGAAGATGTTATCGGTGCCTTGGAGCAATCTGCTTCTAAAGACGGTATTGATGATTATCTTATTCTTGCCGTATCTTCTGAAGGTACAGTTCGTGACTCGGTTGGTGACTCAATTAAGAAAGAGCTTTTAGATATTCTTCGGGGCCAATATGATGATCCACATACGTCTATTTGGTACTACCGTTTAGATGATATCTCTGAAGTTGGAAATCCTGATATGTGGATGAAAGCTTGTCCTAATATTGGGATAACTGTATCTTATGATGCGTATCAACGTGATGTACGACGTGCGGAATTCTCACCTGCCAATAGGAATGATATCCTTGCTAAACGTTTCGGTATTCCTGTAGAAGGTACAACATACTTCTTTACATTTGAAGAGACTGAGCTTCATCGAAGGCAGAATTTTAGGAATATGGAAGTTTCTATGGGTATGGATGCGTCACAAGGCGATGACTTCTGGGCCTTCACTTGGATTATTCCTTTAGGTAGAGGGCGATATGGCGTACAAACCAGATCTTATGTTTCCGAGGTTAAATATCTTAGACTTAATTCGGCTACTCAGGCTAAATATGATCAGTTACAAGCAGAGGGTACGCTAGTGATTCTTCCAGGAAATTACCTTGATTGGGAACAAGTTTATGATGACGTCGATCATTACATTGAAGAGATGGGTTGGTCAATTATATCGTTTGGTTATGACCCATATAATGCTGCTGAGTTTATCGATAGATGGACGATGGAGAACGGCGATGTTGGAGTTGAAGTTGTACGACAAGGTGTTCGCACTGAGTCTGTACCATTAGGTGAAATAAAGAATATGGCCACTTCTCGAGACCTCATATTCTTTGAAGAACTTATGAAGTACGCAATGGGTAATGCTGTTGTAATTCAAGATAATAACGGTAACTACAAGTTATCTAAGATGCGTAGTGATGAGAAAATTGATAACGTTGCCGCTCTTATGGATGCTTGGGTTGCCTATAAACGTAATAAGGAGGCATTCTTGTAGGATGGTAAACAACCCCTTAGGATCATGGAACGCATTCATGTCGACCAATAATGGTTTAGATTATGATCTATCATTGGTTTCCGGCTCTGGATGGGGTCGACCGCAAAGTGTACTCCGTGGTTATTCATTTAGACGTCAGGATTTGGTTAATAGTATTATTTCTATGATTTCTCTTGATGTCGCAATGGTTGATTTTAAACATTTGAAGATTAACCCTGATGACGGTAATCAGACACCAGTGGACTCGGGTCTGATCGATTGTTTAACTTTATCTGCTAATATCGACCAAACAGGCCGTGCATTTATTTACGATCTTGCTTGGTCATTATTGGAAGAAGGTACTGTAGCGATTGTCCCCGTCGATACAACGACTAAACCAAATGATGATGGTTCCTATGATATCTTATCTATGCGTGTTGGTAAGATAATCCAATGGTATCCTCGTGCTGTTCGTGTCAGAGTCTATAATGATCAAAATGGTTTAGAACAAGACTTAACGTTGTCGAAACAGTCCGTCGTAATCTTAGAATCGCCTTTAATTGGTTTACTTAAAGATCAGAATTCTACTCTACGTTTATTGGAGCAGAAGATGGATCTTATGTATTCCCAAGACAAGGCTATCGCTGCTGGTAAGTTGAACGGTTTTATTCAAGTACCATATGCCACTAAGAGTGATATTCGTAAGGAACGTGCTACACAGCGTAAAAATCAATTAGAAGAAGAGCTTGCTAATAGTCAATTCGGTATTGCTACACTTGATGCTAATGAGAAATTTATTCATACAGGTGGAAACATTACCAACAACCTAGTTGATGATATTCGTAAGTTACAACAGGATTATTATAACCAGGTTGGTATCTCTTCTAAAATTTTAGATGGTACCGCAGGTCAAGCTGAGCTTAATTTGTATTACCATAGAGCAGTCGACCCGGTTCTACAAACTATTATAGACGGGATTAACCGTATATTCCTTACAAAAACAGCACGCACTCAGGGTCAGATAATCCAGTATTATCGTGATCCATTCCGTATGTTACCGGTTGAACAACTTGGTACTGCGGCAGACCTCTTTGCTCGAAATGCTATATTTACATCGAATGAGATTCGATCAATGTTAGGTCGCGCTCCACACCCTAGTCGTATTGCGGATATGCTCTTTAATAAGAACATCTCTACAGGTATGGATTTAATGGGCGGAGCTTATGATGGTACAACCCAAGGGTATCCTGAAATCTATGAAGATGGCCAAGGTGGGTATGTCGATGCAGACGGTAATCCAGTAGATGAGTATGGCAATCCTTTGGATGTATAATATTTTTATGGAGGAAAGTTAGTTGCAAAAGAAGCCTGACTTCGCCGGATGGGTAACTAAGAACGACATTCGTTGTAGCGATGGTGTCACGATTCGTCATGATGCTTTTCGACAAAACAATGGTTCCCAAGTTCCTATCGTTTGGCAACACGATTACTCCAGTCCCTCAAACGTATTGGGGTATATGATTCTTCAGCACCGCGATCAAGGGGTCTATGGTTATGGGTATCTTAACGATACAGATCATGCCGAAGACACTCGTGTTCTTTTAAAGCATGGCGATTTGAACGCTATGTCTATTGGAGCTCGCGGGATTCGCAAGAACGGGAATGATGTTATTCATGGAGAAATCTATGAAGTTAGTCTCGTTTTGAAGGGCGCGAACCCAGGTGCTGTGATCGAACATGTTATGCTCCATAGCGCATACGGGACTGAAGAGTACGAAAGCGACCGTGGTATCATTCATACTGGTATCACTCAAGAACTACTTCATTCTGATACTGAAGAAGTAGAAGAAGAAAAGGAGGGACGGATGTCTCGTACATATGAAGAAATCCTTGATAACCTTAGTGACGAAGAGCTTGAAGTTCTAGTTAACGGCGTTATCGAAGACATCTCCGATGCTCTTGATGCTGAAGAAGATGAAGAAACTCAAAATGAGTTAGAAATTAACGGTCTTGATGAAGAGGATTACTCTGATGAAGACGAAGATGACGATTATGATTACGACTACGACTATGATGAGGATGAAGATGAATCTGACTCTGATGTAGAAGGATCTGATTCTGAAGGCGGCGACTCTGTTGCACACTCAATTTTCGAAGGAGAAGAAGTTTTGAAACAAAATCAAAAACACTATTGGGAACTAGCACTATAGCTATAATGGTCCAACCGATTGTAAAAATTGGATACGATATGTTAAAAAATTTATTTGTAAATTACAAAATTTTATGTTATTATTACTTTAAATGGAGGTATTAATATGAAATTAATAAGTGATTTTGCAGAAAGATTACGAATAGCTTTAGATTTTAGAAATATGAAAGCTACTGAATTATCTGAATTAACTGGGATTAATAAATCTACCATCTCTCAATATTTATCAAAAGAGTATGAGCCTAAAAGAGAACGAATAGAATTATTTGCAAAAACTTTAAATGTAAATGAAGTTTGGCTTACAGGTTATGATGTTCCTATGGAAATTAATTCATCTGATAAAAATGATTCTTTGATAGAAAAATATGAACTCAGTCCTGAAGAATTAAAAGAATATGAAAATATTAAAATGACTACTTCAACATTGATGTTTAATGGTCGTCCTGCCTCTGAAAATGATAAGATAGAATTGGAGAAAATATTAAAAGATTTTTTTGTTAAAGCCTTACTTAAAAAGAGAGCTGATGAAGAAAATGACAGACAAAAGAAAAAAAGAAATTCTAAAATTGATTAATGATTTATATTTTGAATTTGGAACT